CCACGTCCAACTGGCTCTGTTTGGTTAAAAACAACTAATCCAAACGGCGGTGCAAACTTCTCAGTTAAGAAATATAGCACAGATACAGGACTATGGTCAAGTGTATCTGCTCCACTTTATACATCTAATGCAACAGCAATATATTGGTTAGATAAAACAGGCGGTGGTGCAAATTTAACTCTAGGTGACATATATGTAAAAGTTAACATAACTGAAGCAGCAAGACCTATTGTTGATTACAAAATTTTTGCTAGAGCGGGTAACGGCGCTGCAACTGCAACAAGTCCAGTTATTACAGAAAGTACATTTGTTGCACAAGCATATGATTTTACAATTTCTGAAACAGTAAAAAACAGTGCAGCATATAGTACTCCTGCAAATGTTGCATTTACAGCAACAGGTGCAACAACTGATGCAACTTTAATGGCAGGTGCTATCAATGCAGCAGGACTTACAAACGTAACAGCAAGTGTTACATCTGACAATAAAATTGTTATTACACATGCATTAGGTGGTGAAATCAAACTAGTTGATGGAACAAATACTCCACTTGCAGCAGCAGGTTTTGCAGTTTACGATGCAACTGATGCGACAACAACTACTAACTTTTATGCTGACCCAGATGGAACATCAAATAGTTATGTTGTTTCATTATGGAAAGTATTATCTTACTCAGCATCAGTAAGTGCTCCTAGCACATTAACAGCAGATGGTGAAATTTGGTATAGCAGTGTAATTGACGAAATAGACATTATGGTACATGATGGTGCTGATTGGAAAGGTTACGCAAATGAATTTGCAACAACTGATCCAGCAGGTCCAATTGTAAGTGCTACTGCTCCAACAGAGCAATCAGACGGTACTGCATTAGTAGATAATGATCTTTGGATTTCAACAGCAGATCTAGAAAACTTCCCAACTGTATATCGTTGGAATGCAACATTAAGCTCTTGGGCGGTTGTTGATAAAACAGATCAAACTACTGAAAACGGAATGCTATTTGCAGACGCACGTTGGTCAACAACAGGCGGCACAGCAACAGCACATACAGCAGGCGATATAGTAGATATGCTATCAAGCGATTATCTAGATCCAGATGCTCCGGATCCAGCACTATATCCAAAAGGTATGCTGCTATGGAACCTACGTAGAAGCGGATTTAACGTTAAGCGTTTTGAGCGTAACTATATAGACACAGGTGAAACTAACCCACGTCAGTCAGATGCAAGTATGGCAAACTACTATCCACATCGTTGGGTAACTGACTCATCAAATCAACCAGACGGATCAGGTACATTTGGACGCCACGCACAGCGTAAGTCAGTTGTACAAGCACTACAAGCAATGGTTAACAGTAACCAAGATATCAGAGATGACGAAACAAGAGTATTCAATATAATGGCTACTCCAGGTTATCCTGAACTAATTGGTGAAATGGTAACTCTAAACTATGACAGAAAGCTAACAGCATTTGTTGTAGGTGATACACCATTTAGACTAGCACCAGATGCAACATCACTAAACAACTGGGCAACAAACGTTGCACTAGCTGTTGAAGATAACGATGACGGTGCAGTATCTAAAGACGAATACTTAGGCATGTATTACCCAAGTGGCTTTACAAGTGATAACGCAGGTAATAATGTTGTTGTTCCAGCTTCGCATATGGCGCTAAGAACAATAGTATTAAACGACCAAGTTGCTTATCCTTGGTATGCTCCAGCAGGCTCAAGACGCGGCGGAGTTAGCAATGCTTCAGCAGCAGGTTATATTAATGCTGAAGGAGAATTTGTTTCAATTGCACTAAATGCAGGACAGCGTGATGTACTATATTCAAATAGCATCAACCCAATTACACCAGTAGCTGGTGCAGGATTGTTAGTATTTGGACAAAAAACTCGTGCTAGAAGTGCAAGTGCATTAGACAGAGTTAACGTTGCAAGACTAACAGTTTACTTACGTAGACAGTTAGAAATACTTGCAAGACCATATCTATTTGAACCAAACGATGCAGCAACAAGATCACAGGTTAAAGCAGCAGCAGATGCGCTACTACTAGAACTTGTAAATCTAAGAGCATTGTATGACTTTGTAACTGTATGTGATACAACAAATAACACTACAGCTAGAATAGATAGAAATGAGTTGTATTTAGATATAGCCATTGAGCCAGTTAAGTCAATTGAGTTTATTTACATTCCATTGAGAATTAAGAACACAGGCGAAATAGCAGCATTAGGTTAATGCTAAAATAAGGGCTCTTTAATTAGAGCCCTTAATATGATAAATACTACTGTATTAGGAGAATAGAATGCCAGTAACAACATTACAAAATTTATCAGTTCCGTTCGAGGGTGAACAGAACTCATCGCTATTGATGCCAAAGCTTCAATATCGTTTTAGAGTATCATTTACAAGCTTTGGTGCAACTGTAGACGACAACGTAAAAGTCATGCAAGCACAAGTTGTAGATGTAACTCGTCCAAATTTAACATTTGAACAAATCACATTAGATGCTTATAACTCAAGAACATATCTTGCAGGTAAGCACACTTGGGACCCTATCACGCTTACGTTGCGTGAAGATTCAAGTAACAATGTACAAAGAGCAGTTGGCAGCCAGCTACAGAAACAGTTCGACTTCTTTGAACAAGCTAGTGCAGCATCAGGCGGCAACTACAAATTCCAAACTGTTATTGAAATGCTAGACGGCGGCAATGCAGGTGTAGGACCACAAGTTTTAGATAGATTCGAACTTAAAGGCTGCTACATTGAATCAGCAAACTATAACACATTAGCATACGGCACAAGTGATGCAGTCACAGTTTCATTAAGTATCCGTTATGATAATGCTATACAAAAAGGTACTGACGGAGGCGCTGTAACTGGCGTTGGCGAAGTAACGCCTAGAGGGCTTGGTGCCGGCGTAGTATAAAATACTTAGATTGGATTCTATTCAAAACGGAGGCTTTACGTCTCCGTTTTTTTTTGGATAAATACATTATGGCATATCAATATAGTAATAACAATAATATACATTTAAAAGATGCACAACATGCACAAAACTTTTATACACAAAGTTCTTTGAGGTTTGCGCCAAATGTAAAGTATCTTTACCATGTTGTCTTTAATTTAAAAAAAGCAGTAGGTGTAGGTGCTACACCAAACGACGAAGTTGCAAGATTTGCGCCAAACACGTCGAGGCTTTTAAAAGAAATTGCAGTGATGGTTAAGACAGCAGATTTACCTCAATATACTGCAAGTGTTGATACTAAAAATCAATATAATAGAAAAAAGAATATTCAAACTAGGATCGATTATTCTCCCGTTACTATAACACTTCATGATGATAACAGTAGTGTAACATCTACTATGATGAAAGAATACTATAATTATTATTATACAGACGGCGTGAATTCACCGACAGCATATTCTACACGTAACAAATATAATTCAAATAATAGATCTAGATACGGTTTAGATAACGATAAAACTGATACATTTTTTGATAATATTAAAATATTCCAATTAAGTAGACAGCGATGGTATAGTTATACATTAGTAAACCCTCTTGTTACTTCTTGGGGACACGATTCATTAGATTATTCCGATGGTGCAGGAACACTTGAAAATACTATGACAATAAATTATGAATCAGTATTTTACGACAACGGTAAGGTAGGCGAAAATAGTGAACCTATTAACTTTGAAGATCCTAGCTTTTATGATACAACTCCTAGTCCGTTAGAAGCAACTGGATCATCCGGATGGGTGAATCCTGATATTTCAAATGTGATACCTTCACCCGTTAGCGGATTAGTAAATACTCTTAACACAATTACTAATATAGCAAACACGGCATCTACAGTGGCAAATGTATTTAATCAGTTCGAAGGTTTATCTAGAGGAGGACAAATAGGCTCCGCTGCAATACTTGCAAGTAGATTGATTCCTCAACAACCAAATGTTCTATCAGGAGCACAAATAGCATCTGAAATTAATGCTTCACCTCAATTTGGAGCAGTGTTAACTAAACAGGCTGTACTAAAAGGATATGTTCCTGGTTTTGATTCAACTAATGCATGGCAATACGACGAATTAAGTACAACGGAAAAGAATGATATAATGAATGATGTGTTTGCAAAGTCGACACAGGTTGAAGAAACAGCAGAGTCATTACCAATTAAGAGACTTGCAACAAATATAATTCAAGGTGGATAATATGGAATATTTTGATCAAGATAATTTTTTTGATAGGCAGGATAATGAAAGAGTGCCTGTTACATCTAATGAATATAATGCATTAAATGGATATTTTGAAAAAAGAGGATTTAGTAAATCAAGTTCTAGAAAAATATCTGTAATGCTATTAGAACAAGCAAATAATAATAACATTCCAGTATTTCAATTAATAGATACACTTAATGGGTTATCACCTGTAGAACTTAACACTACGATATCTCAAATTTTAAATTTTAATAGAACTAAATCTAGCACAATAGGTTTTTCTCAAAATTTAGAATCTGCTAATTTTAGTCAAAGAAATATTATAATCTAAAATGGCTAGATATGCACAGGGTAAGTATACTATTAAGAATCCTGAAAAGTATGCTGGTAACAAATCTCCTACATATCGAAGTGGATGGGAATTTCACTTTATGAAATTTTGTGATGAGCATCCGTCTATTATACAATGGGCAAGTGAAGCAATACGTATTCCTTACAGAAATCCATTAACTGGTAAACAAACCATTTATGTTCCAGATTTTTTTATAGCATATAATGATGCAAAAGGCAGAAGCCATGCCGAACTTATTGAAGTAAAACCTAGTAATCAAGCTGTAAAAGAAAATCTAGGAAAGTCAAAACATAATCAAGTTCATTATATTATTAATCAAGCAAAGTGGGAAGCAGCACGAACTTGGTCAAAACAAAATAAAATTACATTCCGTATCATAACTGAAAAAGATTTATACCACCAAGGCCGCATACGTAAATAGGCTAAATACTTATGGAGAGGGCAAACTCCATAAATTGAGGGCAATAATATGATAGATCCAATCACAGCGATCACCGCCGCTACGGCTGCATTTAACGGTGTGAAAAAACTAGTTCATGCTGGTAGAGAAATTGAAGACGTTATGGGGCAACTGGGTAAGTGGTATGGTGCTGCTGCTGATTTAAATAGAGCTGAGGCTCAACGCAAAAATCCTCCAATTTTTACAAAATTATTTAATAGCGGCTCTGTAGAAGAAGAAGCATTAGCCATTATCGTACAGAAGAAAAAACTGGCAGAACAAGAACAACAACTCCAAGACATGCTGAACATAAGAT